CTGGTCAGCTTTGATCATGGCCCAATACTGCTTGCGGTAGATCGTGGTCGCCACGCTTAGCGGCAGGTCGCGCATGTCGCCTGTGTAACCGTGCTGGCGTGCTACGCGCTCAGTGATGCCGTGATTGGTCGCGCCGCCTGGGTCGGATGGGTGATCCACGAAACCGCCTTCTGACCTTAAAAGATGTACAAGAGCCTGTTCGATGTTCACGGCCTTTCACTCCAAACGCGCCTAGGCAACAACCTCGCCACATTCCCGCCCGCCCGCAACACAAGCGCGCAGAACGCCACGAAAAGTAACGTGTCGAATATGCCTACGGGGTATTTGTACACTGAGAGGGTAACGGCTGCGGCGAGACTTGACGCAGCTATAGCGGTCGCCAGGAAAGAGACGCCTGGGCGGAACCTGGCAAGTGGGTCGCGATACCATATAGCAACAGCAGCAAACGTAATCAGGTGAGCCGCTACGCGCAGCCATAACAGCACATCATCCATCATCACGGCCCCCACGCTTGAGAAACGGAATGCGGTCTAGTATCTGTCCAAGCCATAGCGGCAGTGGGCCATCAGTGTTCCCGGTACGATTCAGCGCCGAAAAGAAGATGGCCGCCACAGCTGAAACCGAGCCGGATACCAGCATCGCGCCATTGCCATCAGCATACGCTCCGGCTGCATATCCCATACCGTAGCTGAACACGGACAGCAGCAAACGCCTCCACCACGCCAGATTGCCAGCCGCCCAAGGCATCGCCAGGAAGAAGCAGCAGCCCACAGCCGCACCTATAGCGGCGTGCGGGTGAACTACGAAGGTCGCCCCGCCTGCCAGTGTTACCGCTGCCAATACAGCCTCTTTACTCATACGAAAATCCCCCGATAGACGGTTGGGATTCTAGCATGGGCGACAGTGAGGGCCGGTGAAAGTTACGTCACTTTTATCCCACGGCGGAGCCGGCGCATATAAGCACCGGCTCCGTCCAGGCATCGCAAGTTAGCTCAATCGTGTGGATTATTGCATCCCGCCGCTTGCGTGGGTTTGGCTTAGGATTGCCATCAGATAATCCGAACCTTTCCGCTATAGCTGGTGATGGTGCCAAAACCCCCAAGGGTCAATCGAACGAAGCCGGCGTTATCAGACGGAACAACAGTAAATGCGGTTGCGTCATCTCGGAACACGGTGTTATTTGCGCTAACCACCCCAGCAATCGTACTCGTCGATGAGTGGATAACCGACAGGTCAAAGCGAATTGATGACAGGTTGGGATTCCATACTATTTTTGTGTCAATTGTTAGCGTCCCCGTACCGACTCCGCCAACCGTGCAATATGGGATGACACTGCCCACGTTAAAGCACTCGCCCGTAAATCGCAGCGGGGCTATCCCGGTTCCACCTGAGCTATCAGAGGCGTTACGGAACCAGCCAGCATTGAAGCCAGTGGCACTATTGAAAATCAAATCATTTCGTACAACTTTACAACCGGCGGGCACTGTCCAGCCAGCAGGAAGTGGTGCCCATGTGGTGTGGTTTAAATCAGACAGAGTTTGTGCTGGCAGGCGTACCTCGTTGGTACATCCGTTCCCGAATGTAACCGAGTTCTCAGTGCGGTTCCCGCTACCGAAGTATCCGTCGATCCAATTATCAACACTCAAGTCTGTGCCGTTATCTTCAAACTCACAATTGTCAATAGTGAGGTTCAGCAGGTTTGCCCCGACACTCGCGATAGCTGTACTGTTTGCCTCAAGATAGAAACCATCTATGGCCATGCTGTAGACAATGCTTTTAAGCTTAATGCCCGTTACACACCCCTCGGACGAGCACCCGCCGGGCAACACTACGCCCTGCACGCCAGCGTCAAACTCCCACCCTGTTCCCTTTGGTACGCCTCCAGAAGTAATGCCGGAACAATGCACGTTATTAAACGTCATCGTGTTATTAGAGTCCCTGAACAGGAATATAGGCGTATCCGCTAGCCTGGCATCTTGAAGCGGACGCCCCTGAATATCCGTAAGACTCAGATAGAAGCAGCGGAAAGTCTCAAAAGTGCTGAAGTTGGTTGCGTACAGCTCTTTTAGAGTGCACCCATGCAACCAGTTAAACAGGCGTACAGGCTTGCCGCAATTTTTGAAGTTAAAGCCCCGGATGCTTGAATTGTAGTGAATTGATGCTGCTGATTCATTCGGTTGACCAAAGTTTGTGGCTCCACCAAGCGAGACTGTTGAGAAGTTTCCTGTCCCAGACTCGAACACAGTTGACGTGCCGTCACCTATAATCTGAGAGTTATTGCCACGAAGGCCAATGCCCCAGCCCTCAACTGTCAGCGTCGGCGTGCGCTGCGGGATAAAGATAGTCCCGACGATCTTACATTGACTGCCTTCCGGCCAATCCAAAATACCGCCAGTTGCGGGCATGTCGTCTAACGCGCGCCGGATTGCAGGACCATCATCAGTTACGCCATCAAGCACAGCCCCGTACTGCCTAACGCTGCGAACGACAACGCCAAGGGCGGCGTCATTTACGGCCCGCCCAACGGTGTTGGGCGGGTAGCCTAGCAGGCCGCTATGGCCGACCAACCCAGTCCCCTTCGCCGGATCAGTAGCATCTGCCAAATCCTGCCGCAAAACATCGTCAGCCGAGAACAGGTTAAACAGATTCTCATCCCCGCCAACCCATGTCCCGGTTGTGGTGAAGGGAATAGAGCTAGGCGCGGGTCGATAGAAGAACCCATCGCGCGCCATATACTGATTGTATGCGGTGAAGTTAATGCCTGCTGCGTAGTTGCCGAGCGAGACGAAACCGGAGTCGGTTAGGAATTGCTGGAATTCAGCCTCGCGACCAGACTGGGAAAGGTCGAAAGTGTTCTCCATCCCAGCCCAAGTATCGCGAGCCACCCCTAGGCGGTCGGTGAAAGTCGGAAGCGCGCTATTCATGCCATCGTCAAGGTTGCTGGCGTTGTCCAAAAGGTCGCGCGGGTCAGTGGAGCCAAGCGCGTTGCCGGTGTTGTAAGTATTGGTCATGGCGTCGGCCACTCCTGATTGATTGCCAAATCGAAAGTTTCTGGCATGGCGGAATATTCCCACTCAGGCCAGTGATGGTTCATTGCAAAGTCAAAGATACTGCGCCATTCGAGGTTGTACCACCACTCTGGCGCTTCCAGCCAGACAGGGTCAATCACGGGCCTTTCAAACACCTCTAGCTGTGCTGTGAATTTTACATGAGCAACGCCGATAGGGTCTGGCCCGGAATACATGCTGGTAAACCGCGTGCGCCTCTCTGCAAGCGTGCCAGAGTAATAGGACTGCATCTCAAACCAGTCCGTGCCGTTTGCGATAACCGAGGCATGCCAAACGATAAATAGCTCAGCCATCGCGTTTGGTATATGCCACTCAGCTTCAAACAACAGCGTCGGCGCAGCAGTCCACTGGCGCTGCCTGGCAAGCCCCTTTAGCCTATCCGTGCGCATGACCGCGTCACCGGTCTGATTCGACCGGGTGAACTTTAGCGGCAGTGGCAGGTAATCAGGATATAGCGGGAGCGTCATTATCATCATCCGCATATAGATCGTCGCGATACTCTACCGCACTTAGCTTACAATTTCCCTCAGAATCGGGGCTTACCTCGATAACCATGGCGGCATATTCCAGGCGGTTAGCCGAGCCGAAGTGCAACGCGCACGGCTCAATCAGGAATGAAGTGTCCGGCGTGAAGTCGGCAGACAGGCCAGGCAAGCGCATGGTGTAGTCGTCAATTCGCTCTGGCGTGAATAGCGCAGTCGCTGTGCCGTCATGGCGACGAACGCGGGCGCGAGGATCAGCAATGCCGGCCCAGTCAATTTTCTCGCTGACTTCCACCACATCGCCACCGACTGCGACAATCATGGCGGACTGGCTATAGCCTACTGCGTCCTCAGCCAGCGCGATGCGGTCTAGATACTCGCAGTTAAGCGCGTCCATTTCAGTTTCAGTCGAGTATTCCCATCGCTGGAGCCGGCGCTTGCGTAGCTGCCGCATGCCGATGCGCCAAGCCCGGTCGCGGTCAGTAACGCCGTCCAACTGAATCTTTTCAATCTTGACCGGGTTAACCACATCCAAGCGGCACTTAACGGTGTCAATAGACCACGTGTTTTCGTTCATGAACTCAACGTCCACGCCGTCATAGTCATCTGGTGACAGGGCCGTGAACTTGCTTTCGAGCGGCTGCGTCATCTGTAGCGGCGTGACGGTTTGCAGCGGCGCAGATTGTACGCCCTCGCGCTTGGCG